CAATCTTTCAATTTCCTCAAGCGTTGCTTGAATACGCGCAGTCTTGAAATCGTCGGCAAGAATCGAGAAAAAGCCTTGGACGAGCGTGCCCGACTTGGCGTGTTCGCTCATCTTGTCCAATGCCGCATTGATCTTGCGAAGCGCAGGCTCCAAAAAGTCGATGAAGCTCAAGGTTAAATTGCGACTTGCCTTTTCCAAACTGCCATAAAAGTCAGCAAGCAGTTTGATGGCATTGGCCTGTCGATCCGTGACCGACTCCATGCTTTGCATCTCTTTGGCCATCGTTGCAAGATCGACCCCTTTGGCCGCCTTGCCCAACATTTCCATCGCTTTCGCGGAGCGCGTCAACGGGTCTTCAATGTTGGCGATGCCTTGAATGGTTTGTAAGAAAAGCTGCTCACCCGTCAGACTCTCTAGGTCTTTGAGGGAAATGCCCATCTTGGCAAAGTTGCGTTGCGCCTCAAACGATCCCTCTGCGGCCTTGTCCACATAGTTATTGAACGAGGCAAACATCTTGCCCGCATTATTGAATTCGCCCCCCGCCCTCTCGAGCGAGTTTTGTAGCTTGACGACGGTATCAATCGCTACATCATTTGCCGCCGCAATATCGGCAACTTCATCAGCGAACATGGTTGCTTTGACAGTCATGGCCGCGAATGCGCCTGCTGCCACTGTTGCCATGCCTTTTGCCTTGCCGACAAACTCTTCCATCTTCTTGCCCGATTGAGCAAGACCCTGATTGAATTCGGCGGTGTTCAGCCCGAGCAGTACGCCCAAGCGTGCAATCATGTTAGCCACGTTTGAACCTTTCTTTATTGAAGCCCGGTGCCATCGTCATAAAGGTCAGAAGCTGCTCGTTGGCCTGAGCCTTCTTCTGTTCCTCAGTTAGCGGGGGATAGATGTAATCGTATGCGGGACCGAGAACTTTCTCAAGCGAGAACGGTTGCGCGTTGGCCGGTCTCATGTAGTTGAAAACGCTCGAGACAAGCGACCCCAACAGATAGATGACGTTGTGATTGCCAAGCATTCCATCGGAATACATGGTCTGTATATCGCCCATTAAATCGTAGTCAATGGCAGCAATTGAGTCTTGTGTGTGCCCGTTGAAGATCATTGCTGCCTCTACCTGCTTCTTCAACGAGCGTGTCAGTTTCCCCGCGATTCCCGATAGGTCGGGGAGATCACTTCGGCAATCTTCTCAACCAGGGCAAGCTGCGTGGACATCGGAAATTCCGCTTCGATGTCCTCGTAGGTGATGTCTGCCATCGTGCCCTCTACAGGGACAAGCAGCTTGATAAATTCGGTGATGCGTGTTTGCGTCATCACTTGAGTGCGAACAGTCTGCCGGGTCGATTTGCCCTCAATCAGAATGTCGTCCTCGGTGAATTCGAAGCCGGTCTTTTCGGCATCGTCCTTGAATTCAAGAAGTGGCTTTGACAGCTTGTCGAACAGTTCTTGAATCTTGGCTTCGTCAGGTTCGTTGATGCGCTTGAAAATAGCATCAGTCTCAGCGACGACCGGAACCCTGACCTTGAAGGTGTGGCCTCCAAGTTCAAACTTGCGAATGCGGAGTTCTTCCCGCTTGGCCTGGTATGACTCACCGAGAGCCGATGCTATTTTGCTCATTTCTTGACTTTCCTTGACTTGTATTTATTGATCTGTGTTGCCAATGTCTGTCCAAGATCATTGGCAACTACCATTGCATTATTCTCTAATGACGGGCGCAAATATGGTTGCGCAGGATTGCGAGCAGTGCCAAATTCCTGAGCAATTGCTCGCGCATCGGAGTCAACACCCATAAATCGGGATGCGTCCTGTTGCTCCATGCCCATTTTTACTAGCCGCTTGCGTGAGCGTTCTAGTCCTTTGCCTTCGCTCATTTGCTTGAGCTTGCGACCGGAAGCGGTAGTTACAACAGCGATTACGGTATCGGTGTTGCTAACGTACTTAGAACGACGATCCCTTCGGCTCGGGCGTCGCGCTTCGACTTGCAAAGACAAGCGAAGACCGCCGGTGTCTACCGGGGCATTTTGTTGCGCCATGCCCAAAACAGGCTGCATTGCCTTTTTGGTCGCAGGAATCAAAATCTTACTTCGCGCTTCCTTATCGCCGATTTCTCGGGCAAGCTCATCGAACACTTGCAAGACATCCGACAGACCTTCAAACTTGAATGTGAAGCCTGCCATGATGACCTACTGTGGCTTGATGATCTTGTGGAAGATTTGCGTATTGATTGCGATAGCGTACTCGACAACCTCCTCGGGGGTCATCGTGTTGGCATGACGCGCAGCAATCTCGTGCGCTAACGAAATCGCCGTCATCCTTTGTTGTGTGAACCCAAACCAGTCCTTGCGGGACTCGGCTTGGGTCACAAGAAAGGAAAGAAGGTCATTCGTGTTTTGTATTGTCGTGGTCATGTCTTAGGTGTTGTTTGACCAACCGTACTGATTTCCACGGGGGTGAATCGTGAAGATGCACTTAGCTTCCGCGCCGGGTTGTGCGTCAATTTGGAATTGACTCACGCGACCGTTGAAAGCGTAAGCAACCACGTTCGTGCCGTCATAGGCCGACACCACGAAGGTGCGGTCAATCGTGCCGTTGGCGGCATCAGCACGCATCAGCAGCAGACCGGCATCCGAGGGGTTCCAAGCTGCGGTGACCGTCAGGGAGGTCGGGGCAGATTGGGTCGGAATCTTGTCAGACTGACGCGAACCGGCAACCGAGAAGTTGGCCATTGCATCATCCTGACCGAAGGCCGGGACAGCCTCAACGTTCAGTTGCAGACCCTCGGTGCCAAGACCGCCGGCGGTGGTGCCGACGATGTCTTGCACTTGGGAAGTCCAAGTGGCGAGGTTGGCAGTCGTGAAGGGAGTCGGGGTGGCACCAGTTTGTGCCCACAGAGCAGCACTAAAACCAGGCAGCACTTTATTCGGGAGAGCCATTTTTCTTTCCTTTCCAAGAAATCAGGGTTATGCGATTGTCTTATGTTGGAATGTCAAGCTGACAATCTAGAAAAATCTGCGCGAGTTTTTCTTCGTTGTCATACGAGTTGTAGAGCCACATCACATCAACCTTGGACACATAGATGCCGTTTGGTGAACCCCCAAACAAACCGCTGTACCCGTGCAAGGATTGTAGGATTTGATTGGAAATTGTGAAACCGTCTTCTATCTGCTGCGTGAAGATGCTGACTTGGAAAACAGGCCGATCAATGCCCTTGTTGTTTTGGTTCTGACCCGTGTAAACGTCCTGATGGATGTTTCGCAGGAACCAAGTCACAAACTTGGGTTGAGTCGCAAAGTTCCGATTAAACGCCGCATAGACGGGGACGGGCGTGACGACAGCTTGCAGCGCCGCTTGGATTGCCTTGCCGTAGACGACGGGATTGCTCTGTGCCATATCAGACCGCCGCCACAGGATCGTTGCGATAGCACATGAAAGTGATGCTCATGCGGTCGTTAGCCTCTCGGCAGTCGCTGATGCGCCACTCGTGCCCGCGCCAAGTGATCGAATACAGGTCTTGCCGATCCACCATTGCCTTAGTGTTGGGCGTGTAGTTCAGCGTCAACTGCACGATGTCCTGGTACAAGCGATACTTTTCTGAGATGCGAAGGCTGTTGGACACGTCTGAGACACGCGCACGGGTATCAAACCACTTGGTTTGAGTGGTCGATTGCTCGCCGAAATCCGACTTGCCGAAAGTCAGATTGTTTACCGCGATGTTCTCAAACCGTGCGATTGCCATTTACATCACCAACGGTTTGTAAGGCCGCAAGAGAGCAGTCACGCCGAAGGGGATGTCACGAAGCATTCCCTCGGTGCTATTGCTACGGTTGTTGTAGAGGTGAGTGAGCAAGAGCAGACCGGCCTGTTTGATCACGGGATACGCCGCCAAGGGACTAGGCTGCACCGTGTACTCACAAACCACCGGAGAGGTCATAAACACGTTGAGGTCGCTCGGGAGGTCAGCAAGGATTACCTTGTTGCCCGAGTTGTCGTACATATACTGACTTGCAGTAAGAGGCACGAACACCGAAGGCGTGTCGTCGTTCCAATACCCAACCCGGTCAATCACCACGCCGTTGTTGCCGTTGTAGCAGCCGCCCGTGCTGCCTTGGCTTACCTCAGGCAAGTCAAGCGACAGAGGAACACCATACAGACTGCTTGCGTTGTAGTACA